TTACAGCCCACGCAGTAGAGGTAGCCACAGCTTCCTCGACACCCACGCACCGAGTGCGAGTGCAATAGCAAGGAGGGGCGCAAAGGCTTTGAGTCGCCACGCTTGCCACGCAGTGAGCTTGGCGGGGACTTCGACAACCTCGGTCACTCGGATGCTATCGGTGCGCCCCGTGTTGATAGTGTCTACCCGCCAGCGGTCACGCCAGCGGTACACCTCTTTGACCTTGTAGATGGTATCGCCCGCCTGCTTCTCGGTTAGGTAGATACTATCGTGGACATACACGCTGTCCAAGCGCAGGCGGTCACGCCACTCTACCCTCGTGCGCTCTACGGGGACGACACGCACCCTCGGGGAGCAGGAGGTGAGGAAGTAGCCCAGAAGTGCCACGGCTATAATCACAAGGAGCGTCTCTTTCCACCCTAATCTATTTGCTTTCATCGTAAATCTGTGTTAAGTCTTTGATAGATAGCCACAGCTTGCTACCTTTGTAGGAGAGAGGCGCTGGGGCTGGAGATTGGCTTTCGGATTTCGTACTCACCATAGTCCTATCCAGCCCCGCCTCTCTATGCGCCCTGCCGATTGGTGGGGCGCTTTCGTTTAGGGCTGAACCTCGCCAGCCTCAGCTTCTGCCTTGGCCTTAGCCTTAGCCTCGTCCTCGGATATCCACTGCGCTTCTAAGGAGAGCGCCTCATCCTCGGGCGTGAGTGCCCAAAGGTCGGCAGCCGCTTGGTCAGGGCAGTATAGGTAGTAGCCTATTAGTCGGTGGCTTCGGTTCACATATGCGAAGCCCTCGGGTGCGATTAGTTCTATCATATCCATAGCTATCTAAAATTAAGTGTGAAGCCCTTGGCAGATGCCTTTTGGCTGTACTCTCTTGCCTCGGTTGGGTGTGCGGTCTGCCAAGCTCGGGGGAGCGTGATACTCTTGCCCGTGGCCTGTTGGAGGTTCTCCACGAGATACTTCACGCTCTCGGTGGAGAGGTTGGTGCTTTGCTGTAGGCTGAGGTCTACCTTCAGTCCCTTTATACGCACCTCCTCGAGGCTGTCGCACCCGAAGAAGAGGTTACCAGTGGCAGCCAGCTTAGTGAAGTCCAGCGTGCCATTGATGCGTCGCAGGCGGGCGCATCCATTGAAAGCGTTGTCTACCTTGGTCAGTCCGTCGCCAGTGCCGATGGTGACCTCCGTCAGCGACGAACAGCCGTAGGCTATTTGGGAGATATCTGCCACGTTAGGGCTATCCCCGAGCGTCAGCGTCTTGAGCGATGCGCAGGTCGTGACGAGTGACGCCAGCGTCGTGCATCGTGGCATCGCCCCTATCGTGAGCGTCTCCAGTGATGTGCACCCGTAGAAAGCACCATTTGCGACCGTGACGGCAGGCAGGTCGGGGGGTGTTGACGTGGTCATCGACACGCACCCACTGCACAGATTTGTTATAGTCGAGATTTGCCCAGCGTTGCGTATCTCGGGGAGGGCTTTCAGTGCGGTAGAGTTGGCGAACATATTCGTGAAGTCCGCAGGGTTGAACTCTTGGTACACCTCCAGCGTTGGGAGGTACTCACCCTTGAACTGCCCGAACTGTCTTGAGCTGTACACTGGGAGCACATACACCTTAACCTCTTGTATCTTGCTCGCAAGGTCGGTCAGTCCGTCGGTGTCATCTACCGACACGCCCTTGGCTCGCATTGCTGAGATGATGTCCCTGCGGTGGCCGTCAGCCTCCAGCAGTTGCGCCCCTGCGGTCGTAGTCTCTGTTGCGCTCTCGGCCGTGCCGTTGTTGATCTTATATAAGAGCTCTATCTCTGTCTTGTTCATTCCTTCTTCGTTACTTCCGTTGTTGCTTCGTGCCCTTGCCCATTCCTCTTCGGAGAGCTTTGGGTTGTCGGTGGTCGTCTCAAGGTAGGACTGATAGGCATTCTTCCCGTCCTTCCCCTTGAGGCTTGCGAGGTAGTCCGTGAGCGTTCCCGTGAAGCTCTGCGCCTCCTTGGCAAGCTCGTAGGCACTCTTACCCGCTTCGCCCTTGAGGCTCTCCAGCCACGCACGCTCATCACCCACGTAGCCATTACGCACAGCCACCTTGTAGGCGCTATCTCCGTCCGCACCCTTGAGCGATGCTATCCACTCCGTGAGACTACCCTCGTAGCCCTCGGACTTGGCGAGCTGGTAGGCGGATAGCCCCGTAGCCCCGATGAGTGTCTTTAGCCACTCTTCACGGCTACCAGCATAGCCCGCCTTCTTCGCCACTTCGTAAGCGTCCGCCCCGTCCTTACCGGCAAGGCTTTTCAGCCACTCCTGCACCGAGCCTTGGTAGCCATTCTCCACGGCCAGCTCGTAGGCGGACTTGCCGTTAGCTCCTCCGCCTGCTCCGCCATTTGGCGTTAAGCCCTTAGCCCATTCTTCCTCCGTCCCCGTGTACCCGTGCTTCACAGCTATCTCATAGGCGCTCTTTCCATCCTTGCCTTTCAGCCCCTCCAGCACGTTAGCAGTGACCTTGACGGGCGTCTCATTACTCCCGTACTTCGTCACCTTGCAGAGGTCTACTACTATCTCGTAGTCGTGGTAGCCGTCGGCGTAGGCTTCGTCGGGGATGCGCCCCGTTGCGGTCAGCGTGTACACACCAAGCCCCAGCTGTCGTGTCACCTCTGCCGTGACCTCTACCACCAGCTTCTTGTCCTCAATGGCGTGCGGTACGGGAACGCACCCATCTCCGCTCTCGCTCGCCACCTTTACACTCAGCTCCTCCAGCTCCGCAGGGTCAAGGACTTCGCCCGAGGGCTGTTTGACCAGCTCCACGGGTATCCTCTTGTCCGTGCCTCTCTGCACCAGCTGGAGCGCCTTGCCGTCGCTCTTACTTCCAAATGGTCGCATATATCGTTTGTTGTCGGGGTGGTTAGAAGCAGGACGGGAGGTCACCCCTCTACCGCCCGCCCCGCTGTGTTAGTTACTTTAGTCGGGTGAAGTTCTTCCCGTCGTTCGTCGTCATCGCCTCCTGCCGTGGCATTTCGCCCAGCGGGGGTATTGCTACGTGTACCCACACGCTCTGTCCCTTGCGCTCGAAGATGACCTGCTGGAAGCCACCACGCTTGCGGATGAGATCGAACAGCTCACGTAGTCGCTCGTGGCTCTTCGCTGGCACGATGTCAGCGGCCTGCCCTGCGAGGTGCTGGCTGTTCTTTACTCCGCCGACGGCGTGGTTTACGTCCCAACTTCGGAAGCCCGATGTTACCTTGATAGGCTCGCCGAACTCCTCGCGGATGCCGTCGAGGTAGTCAATCAGTCGCAGGAGGTCTCGCTTCTGCGTGGCGTTGGGGGTGTTGTCATATCCGTGGAGCGCGGCCGTTTGGCTTCGTGTCAGCTCCTCGAGGGTGAAATACTTGCTCATAGTCGTATCTGTATTACTCTTCTCCTTCTTCTCTCTTTACTCGCTCGACAAAGATGTCTCGGATCTCTTCGACGTCCTTGTTGCGTATTGCATTAGCTCCCTTCACGAAGCGTCGCATACTCTTCTCCATGCTCTGCGTGACGTTTTTAGGACTATTCTCCCAAATACTCGTGAACTCCGTATGTACGATAAGTAGCGTCACCAACATTGACACGTATGGGAGCTCGTGCAGGTGAGCGTATGACCACGCATCAGACATAAGCAGAATCCCATCGACAATGCCTGCAAGAGCCACACAGAAGTAGTACATCACAAGTCTGATGACGAACGAAGCGTAGCCCTTGCTTGACGCTCCGTTACCGAACTTCTTTGCGATCTTCTTTGGGTCTCCCTCCAGCTTACCCTCGCTTACGATGATGCGAGCCTGCTTTTCGTCAAAGCGTTTGTCTCGCATAAGCGCAGAAGCGAGGTCAAGGAAGCGGGCGATAGTCACACTCGCATAGCAGAAGATCCCGATTACCGCTGCGTGCGTTATCTCCGTCTTGGAGAAGGCGTCAGGGTCGAAGAAGTCGATAATACTCATAGTCTTTGGTTTTGGTTGGTTATCGTGTTTTATGTCGAGCAGCTACACTACTTAGCTGCAGAATATCCTTTGCGCGGATCTTACCCTCTACCTCCACTCGGATAGATGCTGCGGAGGTCAAGTGGTTGGCGAGTCGTCCCTGCTGTGCCTTGTTAAGTATCAATTCGCCAGGATTGACTCGAGCGAGGACTCGGTCGCCCGAACCATCACCGCCTGGCACGATACCACCATTGGCGAACTTCGGTATCTTCTTTGCCGAAGAAGAAATGAGGGCTATCAGACCACCCACGGCTACCGCAGCGAGAGCCACACCGACAAACGGGATACCTGCGTGCGCCTTGGCAGCCTTGGCAGCCGCCCCAACAGTATCAGCAGAGGTCTCGGCCTGCGTAGCCGCTATACGCGCCGTCGTAAGCCCTAACTCCGTGGCGGTAGACGTTGCCTCCGTGGTTGTCACAAGCGTTCTACCTGCAACCTGCTGTGCTGTGAGAGCCTGCTCGGCAGCAGCCGCCACTTGTCTGGCCTGCGTAAGCCCTTCTATCATCTTCACAAGAGAGAGGATAGTGTCGATCCCCTGCGTCGCTGAGTCGAACACCGCAAAGAAGCGTTCCCACGCAGAGGCCTGCGAGTCGGGGTCAAACGCTTTTTGCAACTCGCTGAATGCACTCTTGAGGTGGCGGGCGCTCTGTGCAACGGACTTCAAGCCCGAAAACGACTGATCTTTGACCGCCTCTCGGTACTTCTTCAAGTCGGACTGAATAGTAGCCACCTTGATAGCTTGGTCGAGCGTCTTGGTCTCCTTCTGTGCCTGCTTGAGAGCCTCCGCAACATCCAGCCCAGCCTTTTCAGCCTCCTGCAACTGGCGAACGTAGTCCTCCATAAGTTGCTTCTCCTCACTAAGCTTCGTAGCTTCGTCCTTTTTGTAGTCGTAGCTCGTATCTCGTACACCCTTTACTGGGGTGGCAGCCTTAGCGATAGCGGAGAGGTCGTTTGAGAGCTTTTCGCCCAGTTCCTTTTTGAGGTTCTCCTGCCCCTCGGTAGTCGTGGCAGTCTGATTGGCTCGCTCACGTGTAGATGATATGAGCTTAGCGAGAGCTTCTGCGTACTCATTCTCCTTGAGCCTGCCCTCCTCACGTGCTTTCTCCAGCTTCTTCGCTTCGTCAGCGTAGTTGCGTTGTAGGCTTGCAATATCGGAGACAGCGTCTATCTCGCTCATCTTAGCCTTGACATACGCGTTGTCTACATCAAGCTCTCCGTTCTTTTTGATAAGGGCGTTCAGCTCGGCCTTCGCACGCTCCGCCTTAGCCCTACGCAGGTCGTCCTCCGTAGCAAGCCCGTACTTCACCTGCGCTGTGATCAGTTTGAGTTCCGCTGCACTTCTCGCCTTCTCCTCAGTCACCTCCCTTTCTACAAGCAGATGCGTCTTTAGGCTGTTATACTGCTGGTCGTTGAGGGCCTTCTCACCAAGAAGCGATGCGAGCTTCTCACGATACTGAGTTGCAACCTTGTCAAGTGCAAGACGATACTCCTCTTCGGAGATGATGCCTGCTGCACGCTGGTTATGCAGTTCGTTGAGCTCCTTGGTGGCCGCCTCTCTCGTTCGCTGTAGTTCGCTCTTCTTCTTGCTCTTCTTTGAGTCGTCGTCAGAGGAGCTGGACACACCGCCGCCACCAGCGAAGCTCCCGCCAATAGACTTTACCCCGCCCTGGGCTTCGCCCTCAATCTTGATGCGCTCGACGTGAAGCTCACCTATCTTTGCCTCTGCATCATTGGCAACCAGCTGGCTCGCAGAGGCCTCCTTAAAGGACTGGTAAGTAAGTCCTTTCTCCAAGATAGAAACCATAAACTGCTTGGCTTCCTTTGAAGCATCAACACCAAACAGCTCTTTGTAGATCCCCTTGAGTTGGCCTAACTTGTACTGATTATCAGTAGATGTTCGTACATCCTTATCGTATGTAAAGCCCTTCAAGTAACCATTCCTTTGAGCATCGGACAGCGAGAACGATTTAGCAAGTGCCTTTCCGACTCGCTCCATGTCGCCAGCAGAAATGCTCTTACCACCACCCTTGAGGTACTCGCCATATCGGTCTTGCAGAGGCTTCTTACTCGTCTTTGCGATTTCGCTGTAGAAGTCAATCTGTCTATCGATCTCCTTTAGCTTGAGTATCTTGCTTACGACATCCCTGATTCGGTCGTACTTCCCTGCAATTCGGTCAAGAGAGCCCTCCTGCAAGCCCAGAGACTTCTCCAACTGGTGCTGTACCGTCTTCTGCTCCTCGAGCTTCCCGTCTAAGCTCTTGTAGAGATCAAATAGGCGTAAAATCTGCACCTCCTCATCGCTTCGAGTAGACTTGATTTCCCTCTGCTTGGCGAGATACTCGTTCTGCAGTCCGTTAATCTCCTTCTGCTTACGATACCAGTCTGCAAGAGCGGTCACGATAGCCGTGATGCCTGCGATGATAGCCATTGGCGCAATCGTGGCCATAAGCCCACGGATAGTCGCCAGCGTGGAAGCCCAAGCGAGTTTTACTGTGGTGGTGGCTCTTGCCCATAGTGACACCGTGGTGGATGCCGCCTTGGTTTGCTCTGCGATAATCTCGCTTGCAGGGCGGAACGAGAGGCTACCTGCGTTGCTGATAGCTCGCTGAGTGTTCAGCACGCCAGCCACCGATGCAGAGGACGAGGGGAGGTTGGTAGCTCTCCCTCCGATATTGTAGTGTGCCTTATCCGCAGAGGCCTGCAGAGCGGCAAGACGCTTGATGCGCGCTTCTTCATTCTTCGCACGGGCCTCTGCGAGGAGTTCGCGTCTGTTGTGGTTTGCCTTGTTCAGTGCATCACCAGTGGCGGCGAGCGCACGTGCATTCTGCTCCAGCTTACCAGCTAAGCGCGCTTCTTCTCGCTCTCGCTTCGTGATATTCGCAAGTTGCAGACGTGACTGATCGGCAATGGCTCTGTCATACTCTCGTTGGCTCTTAGAGACTATCGCAGCCTGTTCTCTCTGCAGGTCGCGGATAGCCTTCTGCTCCTCAGAGGTATATCGGTCGGCCTTATTCAGAGCAGAAGTAGCTGCCTTTACATCCTTTGGTGCTGTGGCAGCCTCCAGAGCACGCTTGGCAGCAGCCACTCGCTCATCCTTGGCTCGCTCTATCTGCTCCTGCTTGGCGATAATCTTGGCGGCCGCCTCGTCGTTAGCACGCTGGAGTGCGAGCTTAGCATTGGCAACTCTCTGTGCAGCCTCCGCTTCGCTTCTCTGCATACCACGGAGTAGAGCCTGATGCTCGTTCAGCAGGGTGCGCTTCTCCGTCTGTGCATTGGAAAAGTTGTCTACCGCCTTTTGGAAGCGCACATCACCAGTGTATTTGGCTACCTCAAGGCGCTTCTTCTCCTTCTCTGTGATCGTGCCTGCCGCCTGCACAGCAGCCTCTGCACGCTGGAGCTGTTGCTGGGCTTCTGCGAGCGCCTTCTGTGCTTCCAGCTTAGCCCGCTTCGCCGACTCCTTTGCAGCCGCCTCGTCAGCTATGGCCTGCGCCTGCGATGCCTTGATAACCGCACCTGCCTGGCTCCAAGTTGCAGAGAACTTTCCCCACAGACGCGCACCGAGCAAGCCACCCGCCCAAATGTATAAGTTGGAGAGGTGTGTGCGCAGGTAGTCCAGCAGATCCTTTACCTTTTCGACAAGAGCCTTGAAGTTGTCGTACACGTGCAGAGAGTCCGCAAGGCTGGTAAAGGAGTTTTTGAGACGGCCAAGAGAACTCTCGAGGTTGTCGGTACTGGTGTCCCCAGAGAGCTTTGCCAGCTCATCGGAGAACTTACCCATAATCTCTGCACTTCGGAGCTTACCCTCTTTGAGGAGCTTATCCAGCTGCGACATCGACACGCCTGCGGCGTTCGCCATAGCCTGCATAGCCACGGGCATACGCTCACCAAGCTGGCGACGGAGTTCTTCGCTTGAAATCTTCCCCTTACTCATCATCTGAGTAATAGCCATCATCGTAAGAGCCGCCTCTCCGCCCGAGATACCGAACGAAGCCATAGCCTTACTGATATTGGAGAAGATGCGTTCCTGCTCGGCCATAGCGATGCCAGCAGGGGTTGCAGCCGCCTTGAACTTAGCAAACGCCTCGGTAGTGCCGATGAGGTCTGTACCGTACTTATCCGTAAGTTCGGTTAGGAACTTCAAGCTACGTGCATACTCGCGGGTATCCGTGCTGATATTGCGAAGCACAACACGCGCACGGCCTGCCTCTCGAGCCGTATTGACAAGAGAGGAGATAAAGCTACTAATAGAGGTAACGCCTGCGCCCAACGCACCAGCCATTGCAAGGGCTTGGAACTGGATGCCACGGAGCGAAGCCTTGGCGCTCTCGGCTTGCTGCTTGAACTTATCCGCAAGCAGCTCTAATCGGACGGAAAATGAAAGATTATTAGCCATAGGCTGGTAGGCTGAATGTGTGTATTACTTATCTGCGACTACGATTTTCGCATCCTTGAGCTGGTCAAAGATTGCCTGACCTACATCCTCGCTCTCAGTCTCCCACGGGAACGGTAGGAGCTTCTCGGGAGAGCATACGGAGTCTTGTGCGAGGTGCGGGAGCATAGACATCCAAGTGAATAGACGCTTGTACTCGAGTCCTTCCTGCTTACGCTTCTGTATGGCGTTCAGAATGGCGGGTATCTCCCACAGCTCCATTCTGTCCATAACGTACCCAGCATCGATACCTCCGTCCACGATTATCATATTGGCAATAGTCGTGAAGTCTGGTCCGTCATCTTCTCCTTCGCTGGCTTCTCCTTCGCCTGTATCAGAGAGGGAGGCGGTAATAGGCGTAAGCTCCTCAAGGGTGCGCTCCAGTCGCCCATAGAGATGCGACGACACCTCTACGCTATCCAAGACAGACACCCACGCATCGAAAGGCATCTTACTACCACCCTCCTCGCACCTCTGCAAGCAGTAGATGAGGAGTGGTATCTGTTCCCCGTCTTGGATATTCAGTGTAGAGAAACTCCGCGCGGAGAGCTTCTCGAAAAGAAGTACCGCGCGGAGTGTCAGTGGGAATGGCACGCTGTCCATTAGAGGGTAATCCCTGCGGCGGTAATCGCTTCGGTACTTCCGATTTCCTTATCCGCCTTGTCCTTGAGAGGACCAGAGCCGTTCAGCGTGCAGGAGAAGGTCTCGTACTCACCGCCCGTGCTGTTCTTGCTAAGGTCGGAGATAGTGACCATACCCTTACGGAGAACTGCGCCCTTAGTCACAGTGCGAAGGCCTGCCGCATCCTCTGCGATAGTCACCTCGCAAATCTCAAATGTGACAGCCTTGCCCGATGCGGCAAGGTTTTCGAGAGCGTCGTAGGACAGATGCCCAGCGGACTTCGACACGTACGCTTCGATAGAGGCGGACCAGTCGTTTCGACCCCCGAGCTTATCTGGACTCTTCCCAGACATCTTGCTGGAGATTTCGATAGTCTGTGGGGTGAACTTAAAATCATCCTTCTTCACGTAGGGGACGAACAGCCCACCGATGAACATACTATACGACTCACCTCTGACGAGGTCTCTGTTCTTATCGTATTTGGGGTTTGGAGGTGTTTGAGTTGCCATAAGAACTGCTATTTAGTTATTGGTTTTGGTTATGATATTTCGAACGTAAGCGACTGGAAGAACTTACCATCAGAGTGGCCCTCTTCGGACTCGTCGAGCGTGGCACGTGTTTCCCGCCATCCCATCGTCTTCCCGACATCGTCATTACGCCCTCCATCGAGAACAGCGTCCACCAGCTTCGCAAGCTCAATAGAACGGTCGTAATCATCGGAGAAGCATAGCACGGTTACATACGCTTCGCTGTGCGTGTCGCCCGACTTGTCGCGTTCACGACCATAGGCGCTGCGATATACGATTATGTAGTCGCCAGGGGTGTCCTCGCGAGCTATCACGGGGAAGATTTTATTCCCAACCAGCTCACGCAACTCCTCACACGCAAGGAGCTTGCTACGCACCCACTGGGCGGTGTGCCATTTTCTGTTGTTGTCGAGATAGATGCTCATACGTTGGTTAAGACTTTCGTGACACCTGCAAGGAGTATTCGCTGTGCGCGTGGCGTGCTTCTCTGCTTGGCGTGCGTCCAAAAGAGAGTGGGCAGCACCCTGCCTCTGAACTTCCCGCTTCGTGTGTATCTGTCAGCCGTCCCCTTATCAATGAGGTGAGCGTGGTTCGCAGCTTGCGACTCCTGCCCCATTGCCGTCGCTCCATTGACATAGAGGAAACCTACCGACACAGACACCCGTCCGCCTCTTCCTCTGCGTGGCATACGCCTACGCAGCCCTCGGATGAGGTTGCCTCTGGGCACGTGCCCATTCCTATTCGGCTGCTTGTACAGAGGTGGCAGGGTCGTGCGAACATCCTGCTGGTACACCTCCGCAGCACGGAAGAATGGTTCACGCAGACGCTCTGGACTTGGCGCTTCCTTGAGCCTGCCAATAAAGGCCTCGACCTCAGGAAATCCGTTGAGAGAAACTACATCTGGCATACTCTATTCATCCACAAAGCGAGCTGTGACCTGCACCGTTCTGTCAAGCATAGGCTGGAGCAGTACGATGCGATAGAGTGCGCCATTGAAGCGAAGCCACCCAGAGGCAGATAGTCGCTTATCAGCACGAACCACGAACACCACAGCCGAGGTATCGACAACCTCACGAGCCTGCAAGCCGTCTTTATCGTAGGTCGGGCGAAGCGTTCGGAGGTAAGCACGAGAGCGGAAACTCTCTACCAGCTCCTCCTTTACCGCACCCGACGCACTCTGCGCCTTTACAGCCTTGAGGAACACCAGTCGGTGTGTGAATGCTCCTGCGTTCATCGCTCTAATCGGTATCTACCTATGAGTGAGCCAAGCGAAAAAGCAAGCTCCGTCACGCGTCCCACACGATACCCCTCTCGGTCAGCGTAGAAGCGTGCGACGAGCATCTTTACAGCGTGTTCGAGGCTATTCGGGAGGCTGCCGTCTGCCGTTTCTACCTCGGCAAGTGGTCTGTTGAGCAGATTGGATAAATGGTCTTCTGCTGTATCAATAAGATCACAGATAAAGGCATCATCCTCATCATGCTCTACATTCAGCTGCTTCTTTGCTTCCTCGAGAGAGATATATGTAGGCATAGCTTACTTACGCTTCAAGCAGGCGAATGCTTCTGCACGGAGGACCGTGAGAGAGTAGTCACCATTGAGAGTGAAGTCGATGCGGTCAGTGATACCGTTGTACTGGGCATAGAGGCGGTCGCCATTGCCGTGGTGGGCAAGGACAGCATAAGACAGCACACCGAAGAGGATAGCATCCTCGGGCATGAACGTAGTAGACACTACGGGGTAGCCGTTCATATGCCCATTCTCAAGGATCATCTGGGGATTGCCCTTTTCTACTGGCGTAGACTTGAGCAGGCAGTAGGTCTTGGGATGCACGAAGTAAGCGGCACTGCCGTCTACCTTGACATTCTTGCCGAGAACCTCTGCCTCGATAGTTACTACGTCCTTAATGGTGGGTGCTGTCGTGCTGTTCCACGAACCAGTGATAGGTGTGCCGTACGGAGTAGCGAGGATACTCCCGATACCATTGTTGGGAGCAACTGGCGCAGTCTTAGCGAACAGAGCCGTGTTGATAGCCGTGCCGACAGCCTGCCCAAGTCGCTCGAGCGTGATAGCTCGGAGGTTGAGGTTGGTTGCCGTGATGGCCTGCGAAGTTACGGGCACATATACACCGACACGCTCGGGCTTAGCGGCAATCTTGTCGAGGTTGAGATTCTGGTCGGTGAGAGCGACATTTTCCCCTGCGATGGTTGCCGTAACGCCTGCAAGCACGGGCCATACTGGCTGACCAACTACACCCGACTGCATCTTGAGACCTACCTTGGTATGGATAAGCTCTGCCTCGAGTGGCTGTACGACATCTTGGATAACCGTAGGCTGTGCATTCGCTACGTTCGTGGTCATCGTGGCGGCACGCTCCTCGATAGTTACAGCCTGATGCGAGTTCACTGCTCGGGTGGCTGCATCAAGGAAACGCTTAGCGGCTTCCACCTGCTCGCCAGCCGTGTCTGGTTCGAGTGCCTTGGAAGCGGCAGCGTTGATGCTTCGCTCCTGTAGGTCCTCGCTAACTCGGACAAGCTCGCGCTCTTCATCTTCGGTCAGCGCACCTGCATGTCGCTTACCCTGCAGCTCCTTGAATCGCACGTGCAATTCGTGTAGCTGTTCTTGTTCCTTTGTCATAGTTAATTGGTTAAATGGTTAAAGGTTGGACTTGGTTATATCAGCCCAGCGAAGAGCGCGCTCTGCCAATGGCGTACGAGCAACTGGCTCGGGAGCTTCCTCGGGGGTCGTTTCTTCTTGGACTGGTTCGGGAGTAGGCTCTTCGGTTGGCTCGGGTAATCCTCGCTCCTCATCGAGAGCCCGCTTTGAGCGTTCTGCAGATGCAGTGGTTGCTGGATAGGCTGGAGTACTCACAACCGATACATCCCCGAGATACGAGAAGTGGTCAATGTGACGAATATACGTCCCGTCCTCCTTTTTCTCCCAGCGTGTGTCCCCCTTATTGACACCAAAAAGGAATGAAGAGGAGCGCAGGTCTCCTCTGCGAAGGAGTTCCAGCGTATCGTTGCCTAACTGCGTGTTGGGAGCGTCAAATCGGTAGAGAAGCCCGCTGTCCGTGATGGTCAGCTGTAGGCTTCCTTCTCCGTTCGTGCTTCTCGCAAGGAGCTTCGTGCGGTCGTGCTCGTAGAGAGCAAGGACATCGGAAGAGCGAAGCAACTCCTCAGTCACTGCGCCCTTATGCACAACCTCTCGGAATGCACGCCCATCAAGGAAGTCATACAAGACCTCGCTCTCTTCTTCGTACACGATGGCAAGCCCCTCAATCGTGCGGCTTCCCTCACTTTGGAGTGATGGAGCAGATAGCTCGCTGTGGCTACTTCTAAGCTCGAGTATTTTGGTTTCGCTCATATCTATCTTGGGCTTTATATAACGTAGTTATAAGGCGCATTTTGACACCACTTTTCGCTATTCCTCTGCACTTTTGGAAGGGCCTCCATCTGGGTGCAACTCCTCAATACTCGGGCGAGAGGAGACAAGAGCCACGTTACACGTGATAAACAGCTGGTCGCCACCCTCAATAGGCTCTCTGTTCTCGAAGATGCGACCCTCGTTAGGGGTCATCACGCCCGCTTCCACACTACTCTTTACGTACTCAGCACGTGTGCGCAGGTCGGTGGCGAATAGTCGGGAGAGGTCAAAGCGGATGCGCTCGGATGCCCGCCTTGATCTTGGCAGTAGCTTCACAGAGAACTCCTGTTCAATCTGCAGGATAAGGGGCTGGAGCGTTTGGTTGAGGAAGTTTATCTGCGAGTTCTCTGCTTCCTTGTAGTTGGTACTTTGGTCTGCGAACACCATATAGGGATGCACACCAAAGAAGCGACATATATCCAGCACGGAGTACTTGCGCACCTCGAGTAGCTCGGCATCAGCATTGCTAACAGAGGAATCTATGAATTGCATAGACCCAGACAAGCGGACAATTCTACGCCCCTGGGCAATCTCGTTATTCACTCGGTCTACCACTTTATCTGCCACATCGGAGTCAAGTGCGCCAATCCCCTGCAGTTCATTCCCCCCCACGAGGAAACCGCTCTTTTGGTTACCCGATAGCAGTCCATCATTCGTCTGTTTGTCTGCATTGGCGCTAAGTGACATAGAAGTCGAAGCGTACGTAATGGTGGAAACCCCAGTATAACCGCCATCGAGGCTGTTGTTCTTTAGGTGGATAATCTCGTCCGCAGTAAACACGCCATTGATATTCCATACGAAGTCCGAGATGCTGTACGTGTTGCTACTCTTGTCATAGGAAACTGAGCCGTCACCGAGAAGAATTAGATCCAGCAACTCACCATGAGAGGAGTATCGAGGGTAGATATAAGCATTCCCCGAGAGAAGAAGTCGAGAAACGATATTCTTGAGCAGAACAAAGAAATTCTGCCTGCTATTTGCCTGCCCAGCAAATAGGGTATTTAGCTGCGTGTTTCCAGCATACTGGAATATGCTCCCCGAGCGCTTTAGGTGTTGTAGCTCGAGCGAGGCAATAGTCCCTGAGAGAATATCCACGCATCGGTACACGCTGGCGATGGTCATTGCTCTATCTGGAGTAGCCACCGAAGCACCATTGAACTGGTCTATAGCATTCTGTATTCTGTCGGAAGCGTCGCACTTATCGCCACCAGCGTAATACGATCGCTTGAAGAAGCGGGTGAATAATTGAGAAATGGTCATTTTATACGATAGTTTTGAAGTGGTTGAACAGCCAAAAGCCCATCAAGCAGGTTATAGCTCCGTCAATCTTGTCCGAAGCCACAGCCTTGACGGGCTTGCGGTTTTCGAGGCGGTCCTCGTCTATCACAGCGTTGCCAAAGCAGTATGCCGTGATAGGATTAGGGTCAAACGTGATGCTATCCTGCGATAGAGCCAGCTCAAACGACATCACAGCCGTATTGAACGAGCCATTAGTCTGGGGGATAGCCTCCAGATTTGCCTTGCCCACCTGCGGGGTAGACCGCAAGAGGTTGGTGAACTCGAGAGCCTTATATGGGTCGTAGCCTATTTTGAGCGTAGAGAGTGGCTGTCGGAGAATAGTATCCACGATGAGGGGGTAGTCGATGCTGTCACCCTTACATAGCGTCAGATATCCGTCATCCGCCCACCGCTTGTAAAGCTCTCGGTTTACGTGCGTGGCGAGCATACCCTCTGGGAAGAAGTAATGTGTGATAGCGTGGAACGGGCATACTTTGGTGCGCCCCTCGGGAACACGACTGGGCGTGTAGACAAGGAACGTAAGCGCGCTAAAGTCATCACGGACGGACAAGTCCACAGCGCACATAGCCCGATAGCCACGAAGCGACTCCATAGGTACGTGCATGAACGCCTTTTCAATCGTCTCACGAGGTATCCACATCTCACGCTCGTCTCGAGCGAAGATATTGAGGAGCTTGTTGCGGAATGCCTTCATATCCCCTGCCGTGAGCTGGGCTTTCTTGTACTCCGCTTCGTAGTATTCAGGGCGCACCGTTACGCCTAAGTGAGGCTGTACCTTGTGCCACGTATTAGGGTCGCCCTCCTCGTCATCTACATCGGGCTCAAAAATGTGGGCAAAGATGCTATCATTCTCCACCTCTCCGCGGAGGATAGACTTATAGGCATCCAGCATCTCCGTAAAAGGCGTATCGAGCTTGTCGCTGGCGGTTGTGATTACCACCGTTAGGGGATTCTTTCTCGCACCCATCGAGGAGGTGAGAACACTCTTTAGCGCATCATTGTCCGCCTGCGCATACTCGTCGATGATCACCAGTGAAGCATTCAGACCATCCAAGCGGTCAGCCGCAGACGACAGACAGCGTGCGATAGACATTTTTCCAGGTATGCGATTGTACACCTGCTCTCTGTTGATTTTAAAGCGCCTAAGAGCTGGGTCAAGCGCACGGAGTATCTTAGAGATTACATCGAAACACACTCTTGACTGCTGGTAACTATTACTACCCACGTAGCTCTCTGCGTTGGCATCACCATAGAGGAGGTCATACACCGAGAGCGTAGCAATAGAAGTCGTCTTGCTGAACTTACGTGGCACGAAAAGAAGGACATCACGAACAAGTCGCCTTTCTCCGTCCTCGTGGTAGAACCAAAAGATATTAGTGAACTGAAATACCTGCACTGGGGTGAGAGCGAAGAATACCATACCCTCGGCAGACGGGAGGCGGATATGCTCGTAGAACGTGATGAAGTGCAACACCTTTTCATCACGGAGGACATACCTATCGACCTTATGCAGGAAGCGCTCGATAGACAGAAGCTCGTACACGTTGTGGAGGCTCGGGTGCTTTATACACTCGCGGATATACTCCGACAGACGCTTGTCGAGCTTATTGAAGCGTTGGTATGTGATCTTAGCGCTTCGCAGCCGCTCTACGACCCCGCTTTTCAGTGCTGTCGCCTCGCTTTGGCTTAGTTGCTTTGTCATATACCTGCTGGAGTATGTAATTGAGCTTGTCCACCTCGTCTCCGCTCGTGAACTTGGCCGTTCTCACGGTCATCTGAAGCTCGGACAGCTGTGCGCGGAGTTCCTTAGATGCTTCAATAAAGATGGACCATGCAGGATTAGCGCGCTTGCGTGAATCGCCCTCACGACTGGTCTCTTCGACCACTATTCCATCAGACATCAGCACCGCATAAGACTCCCTGCACACACCCGACATTTGCGCTGTGGCCGATATTAGCGGCTCAAACGCTGGGGAGTACGCTTTAAGGGCCTTTAGCCCATCTCTTAGAAAGCATGCGGTTTCTTCTTGCGTCATTTTGTAGAGGGCACTACATAGACACAGCGAAATGCATCATTTTGACACCACTTTACCCCCAAAACTTTTCAAGCTGCATCAACACCCCCATGCGACTTTGAGAACTCGTGCGAAGAAAAGGGAGCGAGGGGTGGTATGCAGGGGGGCTATCCTCTACTTAAAATCGCCTCCCCCTCTTCCTCGGAAAGTGATTTTTCGGTCGTCAAAAAAAAATGCGAGGAGGGCGGAAAAATGTGGCTAAAATGTTGGAAAATAGCGGTTTATATTTTGTGGTTTCGATTTTTTGCCCTATCTTTGTAGTACAAAATGAGAGGGAAATGCCCCAATCATTTTGAACGGAAACGAACGCAAAAAGCCCCGCGCGCGTTTCACAACGAACAACGGGGCTACCATTTTTTCTTAATCGGTACAAAGGTATGGAAACTAATCAGACCAACCAAAAGAGCTACACTACTACGTACGCAGTCGCTGCCAGCTGGGCAGGGTGTACTACCATCCTGTGCAACGAAATAGCCTACCTCGACGAGGAGCTAATGTACAACACAATCGGATACGATTGTGACGAGGAGACCGAGGACTATCCAGAGATCTACCAGTACTACCTAACCAACTGCAGCGAGGACCTTTGCGAGTTCCTAAACGAGCACTTTGGCCTCATGTTTGCCTACTGCGAAAAGCTAGACTTGTGGGTACTCCTCGTAGATCACTGCGGGACAGGCTGGGACTACGTAGAGGTAGATACAGACCTACACACCGCCGCCGCACCACTCGGAACGAGTCGAATCAACTAACCGCGAAAGATATAAGACAATGGAAACGAAGAGAAAAGAAGCTACACGCATAGAGATAACCAACGTGCAAGAGCTTAAAAGAGCCGAAAAAGAAGGCTTAATCAAGGAGCTGCACACATCCCTATATCGGGGATATGTGTCAAGAATCGAAGGGCAAAAGGTAGAGCCGTATAAAGGGAAATTTGGGGAGGGCGTGAAACTCCTATCTTGCAACCGCAACAGCACCCGATACAGCTATGTAACATACTACATATACACCAAAAAAAACGAAGACAATGAAAACGAATAAGACCATCACGCTACTCGGGAAGGAGCTGAACATATCCCACACCTACGAAAGTAGAGGGTACGGACTGACCGAAACGATCGAATCTATAGAGATCGACGCAAACGAGCTAACCAGCCTAATCACGAGCGAAGAGGACGCGGAGCAGCTCGCCGAAGAAATGAGCGAGTACGCATACAACGAGGCCTACAACGTCTGCAAATCACAGGCAGAAGAAGGCGAAGCGTTATACGCTTATCAAACGCTTCGAATATTTTTCATGCGGTCAGAGCTGCACAGCGACGGATATATATCAGCATCAGCAAGGTATATAGAGAGCGAAAGCAGTAGCGAGCGTTGTTTTTCGCTCGGCTGGCTGGATATTGACCGAAAAGATGAAGAAGACGAAGAAGGGGAGGAAATAGCCGAAAACATCAGATATAACGAGATATTAGACGCTATCCAGCGACAAGACTTCTCGCGACGGATGAGCGAGGACGAGCGCGGGGAATTTGAGTGCCTTGAGGAAGAGGCGCTTGAAAATTACAAGCGCTTGCACCCCGAAGAGGACAACGAAGAAGAGGACTAAAACCGAAGCGCCCCGCCACCTACTCAAGGCGACGGGGCGTTTTTTGCCCGACTACATAGGCGGGTAGCTACTCACCTATGCAGGTGGGTAGCATTGTCGTAGTGTGAGGTAGCGACCTGCACTAACGACTAAGGCGAGCGCATGCAACCAAGCACGCGCATAATCTTTGCCACGTCTCAAGGTGGCACACACCACGGCACAACGTGGTAGGCTGTTTGCTCTCAGCGGAGCGTGCAGCCACGACGTGGGCAACCAGCCCCCGCGCGATCTTTGACGTACTGACGACATGGCAAAAGGCGACCGCCTGCAACGGGATAGCTACGCAAAAATGCAACCGAGCAAGCCGAAGAGAGGGAGATACACCATAACGGGAGAGGTATGCCCAATCGCCTCAGCTGGATCACTCGCAAAAGTGCAAGGGGATAATACCCCCTAATAGGTGGGCTATGCACCAACGCAAAGGCGCTCACTCGGATAGGTAGGCAGACTCAAAGGCACTCAATTCAGCCCGCGCGCGCTCCTTAGACGAGTCCAAGCTATTAGAGTGTAGTACCCTATGTGCCTCTATGTGGCAGGCCTTACACAGCGCTCTAAGGTTGCAGGGGTCAAAAGCCCGCGCCTGCATATCAAGCGGACGACCTGCACACTCCTCAATAGGGCGTATATGGTGTACGTCTGTGGCTATGGTCGTCAGCCCCTTTTTTTCACAATCCTCGCAAACGGGGTGCGTGGATAGGTATGCAGCTCGCAACCGACGCCAGCGCCTTGAGTTGATCAAGCGGGTGTACTCCTTAGTCCTGTGCCTCTTCATCCTGGAGGGGGTGGCGGGTGAAACTGGAGAAGTCGGAGCGGTGGCAGGCGCAGGCATCATCGTGATGATGAGTATCGCCACCGCCCTCGTGATGAGAGTTCGCGTGATGAGGCTCGTGATGAGTCAAGTCCGCGCGCTTGTGATGAGCGGCTCGTGATTCGTTGAACTTGTCAAGCGCCCAACGCTCGTATGATTCGTAGCTCGTGATTTGCGACGGAGGACACTGCAGGCGCAAGAGTGATTCGTGAAGAAGGTCACGAGGAGCGAGTGAGTCACCAGTGAGTCGCTCGGCTCGGTCTGCATACTTGTCGTAGAGTGCTTGATAGTGCAGACGGATGAAGCGCTCGTACCACTTCGGAGCATCAGCGTGCGAAGGCGTGGCCTGCTCGCCAACCATTTCCGTTTTGGACATACTTGATACTTGGCCATTGAAAAGAGCGAGCAGGACATCGGTCTCCTTGTGGCCGTCCTTCTTTCTGCGTCGTCTGCGTCCGAACTCTGGGACTTCCCAGTCCGTCAGAGCCTTGAATGCGTCTTGAATGGTGGTATCGTCAGGGTCTTTCTCTCTCTGCTCTGCATCTTGGAGCAGGCGGATAGCCATAAAGACAGAAGCCTTAAACAGCTGGTGGTTGCTCTTGAAGCCGAAGTGCTTGCGAAGTCGTCTCACCTCTACCGCTGCATCTGCACCTATCCACGTTGTGATGCGCTGGTAAACTGGGTGTTCTTCTTGTGTTGATATATTAGTAGACATATCTCATCGTAGTATATTAGTGCGTTGGGTGGTACGGAGCGCAGTCCTGCGGTGCACCACAGAAAAGTTCATTTAGAATTCCGAGGAACTTCTTATAAAATAAAACCGCACCCCCCTTAAAAGCAAGGGAGGGCGGTCTTATTGGTTACCTACCACGCCTTGGCGTGTGGTCTCTTATCATCTTCCAAGCCGAGCCTGCGTAGTCCACGTACTTCACATCCTTTTCTCCCGATAGAAGTTCAGGGCGAAGCATACGGGGGGTGACCTCATACCTTGGGCGTAGCTGGTGGTATGTTCCTCGTTCTGTGCCTTGGACTATATCAATCTCTCGACTGATAGCTATCCACTCAAAGCCTGCGTATAGTCGGTGCAGTGGGTACTTACACCAAGCGAACGTACCAGAGAGCGCATACCCTCTGGTGGGCAAAGCTCCGTAGACTCTACCGAAGCAACGTGCGCGGTAAGCCGAGAGGAGATAATCATCGGAAGCCACTCTATTTGCACCGAACACCTCAGCAAGGCTCTTCCCATCACCAAGGTATCGCAGGATAGATGGAGAAGCCGAGGGGATGCCATAGCCTGCCGAGAAGTGCAGTTCGTCATCGAAGCTTTCAGTCGTAGAGTCACTGAAAGTAAACCGCTCCCGTCTGTTCTTGGCTATATCATCACCCGTACGCCCGAGGTAGTCCGAGATCCACATCGAGGGTGCTTGTGCAAGTACTGCACTTGGAACGCTCCACAGCTTCCACTCCGTAAACTGTTCGATATTCTCACCCTTCTTCTTGTAGAATGTAGGTACGCTGAACACCTCTAACTCTAAGTGGGTGAACCCTCGAGGTGGAAGCGGAATAAACACTCCGTCCCCCTGCTGGTCGCCAATGTTCCTACGGGCGTGCGTTATCCCTCCCCAATTAAGTTTGCTCTTATCCCCTCCATAGGAAAGGAATGGCACACTTCGAGTTGATCCTACTGGGCCTGTCGTCCACATCAGCTCACCCGTTTGGCTGTACTGATTATATATGAGGTATAACTTCTCTCCACTGGAGTTAGTCGCAGTCAGACTGAATGGGACGCGTGCCTCAATTAGCTGGTCCGTAAACTCCTTATTTGCCTTAGCCGAGTCGTTTATCCTCTTCGTGCCCTCTGGATCTCCGAGGTTGTAGTTTCGTCCTGACGAATTATTGGAGTACATCTTGAGGCGCTCACCCGTAATCTCGTTCATCTCCTGATAGAGGTCTGAGCCAAATGAGAGTAACAGAGGCATATCAAGACGAAGGCAGAAGTTAGATATATCTCCTACGTTCGGTATCTCCATAGTCCAAGGTGTTTTCTCGTTGAGCTTGAGTCCAAGCGGGCGCTCTGTTGAGTTCATCTGATCTCGATACCACTTGAGCATCTGCACATACCCTCGTATAGCTCCCTCCTCTTGCGCTGCATAGTTGTTGAACGACTTGGTGAGGTCGTAGGTGAGGTCGTTGAGGTCAGCTCCACTATCGTACATCACACAGTCCTCATCTACCAGCTTTAGAGCTTGGTTGGCATACACGCCATCACGTACACGCTTCCAGCCGTCTACCCTTGCGTAGAACACACTGTACTCCGTAACCCTTGGACTAAGTCCTGCGCCAAACTTTAGGCTCTTCACTCGCCCGTGGATACTCTTAGGATTCCATATCAAGGAGTAAAAGCGCCCATCCTCACCGAGTGTCTCCGCCTCCACCTCCAGTATGGCAGGAGTCTTAGCTGTACCCATGAGCGGGTCCGTTGTTCTGAATCGCCAGCCGAGGATATTCTTCGAGGATACATCAGCTCTTCCTACTGCCACCCACGGGGCGTAGTCTTCAATCTTTGGAAGCTCCATACCCTTGCGTACGGAATCAAGGTGCGTGTATGTAGTCACGACAAGATTACCATAGCCCTCATGAAGAGACAGCTCACCATCATCTCCAAGCACCTTCATCTGGACTGGAGTAAAGGATAGTTGAGCATCCTTGTTGTTAAGCGTTGCCGCAGGGGTTGTGTTACCTTGTTCGAGAGAGGATATATCCGAAACAATGTACATTCCGCTGGACTGCTCTATTCGCAGGCTAAGCGAGCTAAGAACACGCTCAAGCACCTCCAGAAGAGACATCGGAGTGTCGCTGTCCTCGAAGAACTGAGAGGTATCTACAATCAGCCCCCTCTCTCTGCGCGAAATAACATCTCCGTTCAAGACTTCATCCTCGGCATCATACCTTGACAGCGCAAAAACCACATTCTTACGCAGGCCAGGAAGCACACCCCCTGGTCCCTCCGGAAAGCGGTGGCGCTCGTGCATCCATCCCTCGATACCCATGTACAGAATGATTCGAAGAAGATTCTGGAGTGACATCTTCTCCTGCACTCGTATCTGTGGCTCAAACGGCCTGCTGGTGACGGGTATTCTTGCTAATCGTCCAAAGTCATTAGCCTCGAAGCTGACAAGATACCCAGTATCTTGGTTAGCTGGCTCTTTGTAGCTCTCTGGATCAAGCGTGCCACACCAAAAACAATTACCATCCTTTGTCGTTGGATCAAACCTATCAATGCAGGCCTGCATCCACTGATCACTCAAAGTGCCATTCGCAGGTAGCTTCTCATCACCAAGATACATCAGCACGACCGACACGTCACCCTCGGGGGACTGCACAAGGTGACGATACCGCTGGTCCGCCCTCTCCTCCAAGAGAGAGAATGCCAGCCTACCCTTGACTACTGGAGCAAGGGCGTCGTCACTCTCCGTCGTCAGCGTCACCGCAGGAACGCCAAGACGCACCTCCTTTATCTTTGGGTAGCTCTTGGTTTCATCCGTGTCGGGATAGGCTATAAGGAGCGCCCACATATTCCCCGATACATCCTTGAACGGAGCTACGTAGTGTTTGAATGTCGTGTTACTCATATTCTTCTTGATTAAAGACCGTGGTGAGAAGTATCTGGCTTTTTCCAGCATGGTTGCCCATGCCACACGTAGGCCACCTCCCAGCGAAGTGGCTTTGTCGGTAGACTTGCGGAAGAGTGAGCCCCGGCAAAAAAAAAATTAAGCCGAGGACGAGGCCTGCGACGGCGATGATCAGTACAGCGCTCATACCTTATCTGATTACGTTTACCACATCCAGCAGTCGCACCGAGGTTACCACATTTTCCCAGCTGTCGGAGATAGTGTTGCAGGCATCCATTGCGGAGAGCTCTTTGATAAGCACCCTGCGAGCGGTCGTCTTGCCATTCCCATCGGTAAGCCCTATAATGTAGTAGCGGTAGCTCTCTCCGTCTACATCAAGCCCCACAGCGTCAGTAACACCGAGGGGCTTGAGCGTCTTGATCTCCACAGCATCGGAGGTCGTGTCGGAGAAGAAGTTTAACACCTTAGCCTCCGCTTCGGTGTACGAGAGAGCATCCACAAGGTAGCTCTCGGTGACTTTCTTGTCATCTAAGTTGCTGTATGCAACTCGTGCGAGGAATAGTTCCATATTGTTAGTGTATTACGTTAGTTGTCTGTACTGCAGGCCTGCATATTGTAGTCCTGGATGATTTCATCGATGATCTCCATAGCCATATCCCAGTTGCGACACATGAGGCCTTCGGAGATGAGGCGAGAAAAACGCTTAGCTGTGTAGGCTGGCAGGCTGTTCATCGAGACGAATACAGCGATGCGAGCCGTCTGCGCCTTAGTAGGCAGGCGCCCTCGTCCATAGCCGTAGCTCATAGCCAGCTGGCAGTAGTGCCGTGCCTTGTCTAAGTCCTCACGACCACCCTTCTCGTGGTGGCGAGATACGTATTTGACTACGTTTCCCTGAAAGAAGTCCAAGCCTAATAGGCTGATCAGTTCGATTGGCTGGAAGCGCATATCCTTGTAGTGGCTTCCTCCTACCTGTGTATCAAGTACGTTCATATCGTTAGCATCGCGGTTTATTTATCTTCTGTCTCCCACTTGAGTAAGCTCCATACGTTCCCTGCGTACAAGTCCCAGAAGAACGCCTTAGCCTCTTCGAGCGTCTTGGCTTTGAGCTTCACCACCTCGAAGTCTCGGAACATACCAACGATGTAGCCCCAGTATCCAACCCCCTCGATGTGGCGTATATAGAAACTCATGCCTATGCCCGTGTGCGCTACTATCATATCGTTCGTGCCCATACTGCGCCAGCAGAGTGGCTCAAGTTCACGTTCTAATTGCTCTTGTGTCATAGTCGTTAGCCGTTAGTCGTTAATGCCGAGCAGTCGGCAGATGAAGTCGAGGCGGTGGGCTTCGGCCGTGGCCTTTACCTCCTCCAGTGTCGGGAAGTTGTCGAACTTGCGCATAACGCACTCGCCCACTTCCCCTCGGTCAGCCATCGCCATAAGGTAGAGGCTCACCCGTTTAAGTTCGAGGCACTTATACTCGTAGAAGATGCGGTACTCGATGTCCATATCTCCCCGCTTTATCTTGGCCTTGAGGTACTCAAACCCGAAGCGCCCGTCCGCCTCGCGCGTCCACTCCAGCGGACATTTCGCCAGCTGCGCTTTTACTTCTTCGCGTGTCATAGTTCGTTGTGTTAGAGAGTGCGCCCCGCACTGATCTCCCCAAGGAGGTGTATAGCAGGGGAGGCTTGACCCAAGCAGGGCGCACTCGTGGTTAGTTCTGTTCGTTGCGTTCGCTCCTGAGCTTGTTGAGGGCTTCTATCGCTTCCCCCCATTCACCACCGAAGACGTAGGTGATGGCGCTCTGTGCAGTGTCGCTTAGTGGTACTTGCTTTGCTATCTGCCGTAGCTCTCTGAGTAGTTCGGAGTAGTGTGCCATGGCGGGCTCAACTCCGAGGCGGTCAGCTCCGTGGCAGATCTTCTTGGCTCGATCGATATACTTCTCTACTTGGTCGCCAAGCACTATTATCTCTACGATGTCCGAGAAGACAGAGCCACGGAAGAAGTCGATATGATAGGTGACAAGGATGTTCAGATACCAGCTTGTCAGCACCTCTTTTTGTTCTTTGGTCATAGCCGTGTGTATTTAGTTGTCTTGCTTCTGTTGCTTCATTCGGAGCTGGTGGAGCTGGGTGCGGAGGGCGTGTATCTCGGTCATGAGCTTCTTGCGTTGTTCGCGCTTCTCACGCTTTAGTCGCTCTATGCCTTTGCGCAGGTCTTCCTTGGACTTCTGCAGATCTACTATATGCTGCAGATCTACTATATCATTACGCAAGACCAGCAAGTAGAACAGCATGCAAAGAACTGCACCTGCGAGAAATACTGTAGTCGTCATAGCTATCTTAATTAGTCGTGCTTGAATAGTCGATACACAAGCTCCACCTGCCACGCTCTAAGCTCTTTCTTAGCTTCGTCAATGGTAGGCATAAGCCGTGCGATGTCGTTCTCGGGGAAGGATGTACGGCTACCGCTTGCGAGGTACTTACCCCCGTACTCTTGGATGTATGCATCGAGGGGTAGCCCAGTCTGCGCTCGCTTGTTTCCTTCCTCGAAGTCCACCCATACAAGGTCTCTCAGCTGTGCATCTATCTGCTCGCGTGTTACCTCGTTGTGCCTTCTGTTTCCCCTGCGTTCGTTCCACAGCGTGAGCGTCACTGCTATTGACCATATGAGTAGTCCACTGCATGCGATGATGAGCAGGTCGATGATATTTGACTGTGTCATAGCTTATTTCTGTATTAGGTGTTATAATTGCTTGCTGTAAAGTCCACCGCCCAGATTGACGTAGCCCCTAAGCCCCATTACCTCACTATACACGCTGTCAAGGATTCGGTACACTCCCTTGCCACCTGGACTTAGATAGGCTTCGACAAGGTCATCCCATCGGTCAATGATTGGCTTGTAAAAGGGGAATGCTTCAACGACCTTTTGAAGCTCCTCTTTCGTGACCTCCCCATACGTGACAAGGTCGTAGCACCTTGAAAAGTCATCCCAATCATACGGGACATCAAAGCCGCTGTGAGAACCGTCTCCGTCGCGGGCAACACCCATTAGGGCGCACCACATCGTTCTTGATGATATGCCAACGTGGCGCGCGCCTATCCACTCCAGCATCTTAGTCTTGTTCATGCTTGTTTTATGTGCTTTGAGCTATATCTTCTTAGTATTTCTTGCCGTGCAGGGCAGGGCGGAGTTCGTTGTACTTGGTCTTCAGCTCGATGTGCGTCATCAGGTCGATATCGAGGCGGTCACAGAGCAACTCGAGGGACTTGATGGAGTAGAGAATGGCGTAGCGGTGAGCGTACTTACCACAAAGGCAGCACGCCTCCTGAAGGATAGGCCAAAGTGCTTCGGCAAGTGTCATTTCCCCTGCGATGTAGAATGCAGATACGCCTAAGTCGGTCTCTACCTCCGTCTCCGAAAGCGCACGATCTTTGAGCATCCAACCAAGCAGGTCAAGCAGGCGTTTAACTGCGTCGGCAATTTCGTCCTCTACGGTGTCCTTGACCTCACGGAGGAACTCTTGAGCGTAGGGCTCTCCCTCTATACGCTGGAGCGTGTCTATCGTGTCGGGATCGAGCTTCGCCCACCTTCCTATGCGGTCAGCCTCGATAGCCTCGTGAAGCTCTCCGAAAGCGAGCATCAGAGAATGCCCGACGGAGCGTGGCTCATCCCAAAAGCCTTTAGCCACAGCCCGCTCGTGGAAGTCCTGAGAGAGACGGGCAAGCATCTCTACGTTGTAAAGTCTGTATGTCATAGTCGTTGCTATTTGATTGGTTTCTTCTTCCCGACTTTCACGTCGAACTCGACGTAGTCGCCTTTCCTGACGCTGTTGTAGGCTTCCTTTGGGACGACTGCCGAGTAACGATCAACGCTGAATACCCCGTAGTCGTAAAACACCACCACATAGGCGGTATCTCGCCCTTCCATTCGTATGTGCTTCCCTACAACATTCCCAGCTCTGTATGGCGAGCTATTATTGCAGGAGGCGCAGACGATAGAGAGGAGGGAAGCAAGTAGGAATCGCTTCATCGCTATTTGTCTGTGGTTGGTTGCGGGTTCATCACGGGCTTAGTGCGCAGGGGTCGTGGCACTCGCTCCAGCGTGGTAAGCTTTGCCGTGGGTGCTTGATACTCGCCCTTGGTCAGCACCTTCTCTGCGAGCTTGAGGGTGAAGTCGCTGAAACGGCTAATCATACCGAGAATATCGTGCTGTTGTCCGCTTACGACTTGGAAGTAGCCCATCTGCTCATCCTTGATCTTGCACGCCTCATCGTGCATCTTGGCTATGTCCATTGCCTGTCTTTTGAGCGTGGAGCTGGTCCGCTCAAGAAGTCGCAGGCGTGAGTGGAGCGTCCAGATGAGGTAGCCCATCACTAGCAGGCCTGCAGAGAGTAAGAGTAGTAGTGTGATTGTCATTTGTCAAATAGTTTGGTAGGTGTTGCGAGGTGGTGGATAGCGAGGAGTAGTGCATCTCGCTCCTCTTGGTTGGTGCGAGCGAGCTTACTCTTCGTGAGCGTCAGATTGTGACGCCTGCATACTTCGAGTATTTCAGAGTGGGTGATCTTTCCATCTTGCCCTCTCCAGTGCTTGAGCAGTGGCTTTTGGCAGATGATCGGGAATTCTTTTGCCCGTATCGCATCTCGGAGAAGCTCGCCAACCATAGCACACCGCCCAAGGTGATAGCCTTTCTTGGCTACAACTCTGTGGTTATCTTTTGGTGATGCGTGCCAGTTGTGTGCGGTACTCCAGATATCCTCGAGGACAAAGCGGTAGATGCACTCCGTCTCGCTTAGACGTTCAGCTAAGCAGCATAAGGCTTCAAAGAAGTCGAGACGATCTAAGACTCTAAGGAACGAGATAGTCTCCAGGTGAATAGTGCGGTCGGTGATGTTGATGCAAGCCCACCCAGAAGCCTCCGTATCGGGGTCTATCCCAATAAGGAGCGGCTTCTTTTGAGTTGGATTATCCATATCTTACACGAGTTAGGCCTGCGCAGCACCCGTGGAGTACTCGATCTTCCACGCCTTGATTTCTGGATACCAAGCACCGTTGTACTCGCGTCCATCGAGGTCGATATAGGCGGTTACCTCTTGTCCTACTCGCAGGGGGAACTTCTCGATAGTCTCACCGAAGAGCTTGATCGGCACTTTGCTGGAGAAGCGTCCGCCTGTATCAAGGACGAACACCTGCGACTGCCATAGAGCGCCCGTTGACTTACTTCTCCCCTGCATGAGTTGGCAGAGGACGGCTACTGTTCCCTTAATTTTGATTTCGTTGTCCATAGGTTGGGATTAAATACTCGTTTTCGTTCTGTTCATTCTGTGGTCTGGCACTCCTACGAGCCGCACCTCGATGCAGTCACCACGAAGGCGAGATACCGCACGGTCTCCGTAGCGTTGAAGTTCAGACCATGGGAGGTTTGTGGTGGCGACGATCGGTGCGTCTCGATACCCATAGTCGGATCGCTGGTTGATGAGGTCCGCCAGACTCGCCTTGTTTCCATAGCGCTGGAAAGTAGCAGGCTCACTTCCGAGGTCGCCTATATGAAGCACCCGATAGTCCAGGGCGGTGTACCTGCCATCTGTGCTGTCCATAAGATCCGCCATGTGCCAAAGGGCGTGCGTCTCACCATTCCATAGGAAGGGCTTCATAGTGCGTCGGCTATTCACACCATCATAGAATGGTCGCTGTACACCAAGCATTTCACTGAGATCTCGCAGTAGAGTCACAAGAAGCGTCTTACCTGTACCAGTCTCGCCTGTTACGATTAGCCCCTTCATCGGGTCGTCTATCTCTGGATGTGGCAGGGCGAGTAGCCAAGAAACCGCTTTTGCATATCCGAGAGCCAGAGTATCATTGTCAAGCGAAAATCGCTCCTCCCTCAGCTTGCCAAGCTCTGTGATATAGTCCAGCGCATCATCAAGTGTTATACCTCGGTACGCATCATAGACCGATCGTGGCGGTAGGCCTGCCGTCCGCTCATCTTTGATCTTCTTGACAAACTCCGAGGCGAGGGGAAGCGCACCCTCTTTAGGATGTGGTTGCTCGTTAATCATTGCTGTTGATTTTTTGGGTGTTCGCCATCTCTTCGTACCCTCTTGAGTACAGAAGCCTTGTATGCCTTCATCTCCTCGCTCTCTTCGGCCTGCTCCTGCTCCTTCTTGACTTCATCCCACATATGGTTTGAGTAGTTCTGTGATGCAGGAGGAGGAGATGAAGGCTTGGAGGCAGGGTTGTCTCGATAGCACCCTCCCACGACCTTAGCGAAGTTGTCAGTCTTGACAAGCCACGACAGACTCGCCATGGCTCGATTTCCTCGCAGGAAGGTGGATGCCTTGGCTTCTGCCATCATCTTTCGGAATTGGGCTATTGCGTTTAGTGTGGTCGCCACCGTGGGACGCTCCTTGGCATTCCCGTCTGGTCGGTCGGGCATCAGTGCCATAAACAGCTCATGCCCGTCTCTACAAATGGCCTGCGATAGGATGATCGGCTTAGCAAAGCCATCATCACCAGCAGTCGCCTCTTCATAGAGCGCTCGCCACACCTTACCGAAGTCTCGCATATCTGAGTTCGGATACATTAGCGAGCTAACCATAGCGCGAAGCGCAGGGTCTTCTATCGCATCTATTTCCTTCTGCTCGCTCTCAAAGCCCCCTCTGGGGGTTTGGGGGATACTTTCTTCTTCATCTTCTATTTTATCTTTTTCTTTTAGGGGGGTATTTACCCCCCCTATAGTCCCCCCCAAAGTAGAGCTGAAAGTAGAGGGCAAAGTAGAAGCGCCTTCTCTACTTTCGTCTACTTTCGTTTCTACTTTCTCTACTTTTCTACTTTTGCCTGTTTTTGTCTCTACTTTGCTCTCTACTTTCGTTTCTACTTTGCTCTCTACTTTTCTACTTTCATCTTCTACTTTTGAGCGATTGCGCTTTGCTTCGCGAGCTCTATCTAAGCCCTCTTTGACCGCTTGACTTACATTGTAGCTGCGCTTCTTTGGTGCGGCTTCTTCGCCTTGCTTTTTATCTGCACCTCCAAGAGTTGAGAGGTGTGAGGTGAGGCGTGGTGAATAGAAGTACTCTACTCCATCCTCATCGGTGGCGATCTCAAACAGACCGAAGTCCTCAATAGTGGATCGCACGACTTCCGCCCTTGGTCGCTTTGGCAGGATGTTCGCCAGGCGCTTGGCGTTGTTTGGATAAGTGTACCCATCTTCATCTTGCTGTGCGAGCTTTAGTAGAAGGGCGGTGTATATGCCCCAGCCCGCCATCCCATGCTCTGCAGTCAGTGCTTCTATCTTAGCGTCCTGCATGGCGAAGATGTCGAGGGGTATGTATTTATGCTTACACATATTCTGGGAGTGTGAAGTAGGTAGAATTGAGTGTGCGCCCAGAGATCAGCAGACCTTCTTGATAGAGGTCCAGCAGGATAGGGCGGAGAGTATCGAAGTCATAGCCGACCACCGAGGATAGTTGCTCTTTAAGTATGATCAGCGGTAGCCGTCTTTCTTCCTTGCGTAGCTGGAGGTGTCTCTGTATCGCTCTTATCACCTCGTGTCGGTCTATTCTCTTCACGGCTTTACTTCCTGCCCTCGGCGGCTTTTCTCTTCCTTGAGCAGAATGAGCTTGTCTGCTGTATCTCCAGCCTTCTGCGAGAAGTAGCGGACCCGCTTATTTCGAGCGCGCATCTTATTCGTTAGGAAGGAGAGATACAGCTGGTGGTTATGGATGTGCTGGTCTAAATCTTGGTCGCTGAGCTGTCTGAATCGTAGCTGGTCTATGTTGCGTTGCTTCATATAGTGGTTACTTCTGTCTTGTCATCTTCTGCTCTCTGCGTAGGCACTCTGCATACGCATCTACGTCGAGGATGAGAGTAAAGCGCTCATCCTGCAGGAAGGCGCTTGGGTACTTTTCTATTCTTGAGTTCAGTGCGCCACGCGACTTGATACCGAGGAAGCCGAGCACCTTGTCACGACCTGCGATATATCTCTCGGTGGGCTTTGCTATCTCCGTGTGCTTGCTTAGTGCCTCGCACACCGCAGATGAGATGAGAGCCTTGAGCTCTCCTTGGCTGAGGATGATTGCCGTGTCCATATCTATGTATCTATTGAGGCTCGTTCGAGGTGGCGTGTGAGCTTCCTCGCCATGAGCTTTGCATTGCGTATCGCATTCTGCCACTTGAGGTCCTTCGGGCTATTTTCGTAGCCCTTAGTCCCAAGCATCCGTAGCGTCCTTGCGATGATCACTGCATCGGTGTTGGAAATCTGTATCATTGGAGTTGTTGTATTTTGGAGATTGTCTACTTTGTAGCGCGCCTTGCCCTCTCGGGTTTGTCGCGCTTAGATCGTTCATTCATTCATTACTAAACCAGCTACACCCTCACGGGCTGACTGGACAACAATAAGAGTATGTTACCACAGACTTACGACCGTGGTGGGGTGACCGCCCAAATAGCGGTCTATTGTTCTACTTTGGTCGGTGCGCCTCCTAGCTGATGAAGACATAAGTAGTATCAGAGGGCCTGCGCCCGACGCACCGACGTATTGCGTACTTTTTTTGTGAGGCCTTGCTCTCCCGAGTTTGCCCTCACGCTCTAATAAACATATCAAATCACATGGAAACAAAAAAAACGTTGTGGGAGCAGGAGAGCCTCTAAATTGACCGCCCGCTCCACGGATTGAAGAAAAGAGAATCTATCCGCTAATGTTGTCTGCCGTAGCGCTCGATAGCTCGCCACGTATAGAAGGTGATGCCGAGGAGGAGAACGCCTGCGAGCTTCTTGATGAGAAACTCCGAGGTGCTCACTGCAGGCATTGTTGGGTGGTCAGTGTCTGAGACTATCAGCAGAAAGCCGAGGAAGCCCAAGACGCAAAGTGCGCCTATAACCATATAGGCAAGCACTGTCACTACTCTATTCATAGCCGTATTTATTTGTAGTTACTAATGTGTAGTCAGGAGGATTGCGATCCTCGGGTATTCCGTGCCTGCCACGGCTTCGCTCTGTGCGCAATAGGCCACAGACTAACTACAATGGGTTAATCACGCGCGGGCCTTGCACCCGCAGATTATCTGTATTCGCCATTGTTTGTATCAAGTATGTCAAAGATCGCTGTCGCTGGAGGGCTTAGCCTTCGGCAGAGGTGGTTGCGTTCAGTTCCTCAGCTCGCTTGAGCGTGCTGTAGACTGTCACCATACACACCTTGTATTTTTTGGCAAGGGCTTTCTTTACCTGCCAAATTCCTCCGCCTTGTGACAGAAGTCGCAGGTAATCGGCCTGCATCTTGAGAGCGCGCTCATCTAACTTTTTGGAGTGGCTCTTAGGAACTCTTATTTCAGCCATATTGCAGGTGGTGGATTATCTTTATCTTTGTTTCAAATTTTGCTCCAACTTTGAAGCATTTGTTGTAGCTCCTCTTGAACTACACTACAAAGGTATAACTAATAGTTGTACCAAACAAGTGATTGGGATAACTTTGTGTTGCGCTATGGGAGAACCAATGCCACTACCTGCTGGCTCACAGAGGCTTAGAGCAGTTCTAAATTTTTTGATTGAAGAGAAGATAGTTCACAGTCAGACTCACTTTGGAGACCTTGTGGGTGTGTCTAAGGGCAATATGTCTAAGTATCTCAACGGTCAGAAAGAGCCAAAAGAGGATCTATTGACCAGAGTTGCACAGGCAGTACAACCAAGAGTTCCCCTTCTTTCAGAATCCTGGCTACTCACTGGCGAAGGCGAGATGCTGAAGGCTGATGCACCAGCCACACAGACCTCCCCAGAGAACAGCGCACGCCCACTCGTAAGTAGCGACCGCGATTGGGTGGAGATACCTCTTGTGCCACACCGCGCGAAAGCAGGAGCGCTATCGGGCTTCGGTGACCCCTGCTGGGAAGAAGACAAACAGACGATGCCCGTGCTGATAGACAAGAGACTGAAAGGAGATTACCTGCTCTTTGAAGTGTCTGGTGACAGTATGGACGACGGCACCAGTACAGCGTTTCTCGATGGCGACGTTCTGCTCTGCCGTGTCCTTCCTAAAAGCGACTGGCAGTATGGTATAAAGCGCAGACGAGACACCTACTGCGTCGTGGCCACCGAAGCTGAGGGTATAGTCCTCAAGGAGGTTGTAAACCACGACAAGGCCACCAACGAGATCACGTGCCATTCGCTCAATAGCCAGTACAAGGACTATTCAGTGAAGCTCGATGATGTGCAGGGCATCTTCTATGTAGAGGAGCTTATCAAGCGCAGATTCTAATACATGGCATTATTCACCTAAAATAGACTCACTATGAAGAGAACAGAAACCCTTGCATCCGTAGACCGCAAGAAATTCGTCCGAGACAGCTTCGACCAAAACGACAAGACACGACAAGCCGCTGATACCGCCATTATATGGGGTTTCGTCTTGGTGTTTGTTGCTGTTGGCCTCATATTCATCGGGTTTATAAACTCCTACGAGATCAATAGAGAGATAGACTACATCATCGCGTATTCGCTCGGTCTCTCCTCATCTATCGCCATGAGCATAGCCTGCTTCCAAAGAGCACCAAGACTACGACGCACGGCCGACAGCCTCGACTACCAACTTATGGCGGCCTTCCCTGACTGGCAGGATCTTCTCAAGGAGGCCTGCGAAGAAGACCAGAAGTAACTCGCCTATGATAAGTATCTACGTGAGGGCTACATCAGCATGATGGGAGCAAAGGATGAGCAGATATTAGAGCTGATGAGGCTCGTGGACAAACTAACAAGCAAGTAAAAACCACATACAATACAAAGTGTTATCATGAGTCTTAGAGCCACAAATGAAGGGGTGCTCAAGATTGGCGACAAAGAGCTCCCTTGTGCTGTACTCAGTGACGGTACACGTGTACTTACAGCAAAGGCTGTATTCCAGGCATTTGATCGCCCGAGAAAGGGGAGATCTAGCGATGGATCAAGAGGGGACCAGATGCCCAGCTTTATCGACGCAAACAACCTGCAACCTTTTGTGAATGAACACATTAAGGTGTGGACCAAGCTTATACCTTATCATACCCTATCTGGGGCGAAAAGAAGTGGGTATGATGCTCGGATACTCAGGGGGCTATGTGAGGTGTACTTGGAGGCAAAGCGAGCAGGCGTGCTACTACCAGCACAGGAAAGGCTTGCGGTTACATCCGAAGTGCTCCTGATCGCCCTAGCCGACGTAGGGATAACGGCCCTTATCGATGAAGCTACAGGATACCAGCACACCAGGGAGAGGGATGAGCTACAGAAACTACTCAAGGCATACGTGTCAGAGGGTCTCCTGCCATGGCAAAAGAGGTTCCCCGATATATTCTATCAGCACCTATTCAGGCTCAACGGATGGGACTATACCCTAGAGGGCATAAAAAAGAGACCAGGGGTTGTTGGTAGCTGGACAAACCAACTCATATACAGACAGCTCCCAGAGGGCGTCCTCGAAGAGCTACAGCGTGTGACGCCTCGATCCGAACAAGGGAACACTACAGAGCGATACCACCAGCATCTCACAAATGATATAGGGAACGTACACCTTACAAATCAAATACAGAGGGTTATCGCTATAATGGAGGTTTCAGATAATTGGGATGACTTTATAAGCAAGTTCAATAAGTCAATCCAGTCTCAGGCTGATATAAAGAAAATATCAGTGGGGAGTCAAGTTACAGAAAAACATACCACGCCAGAAAGAGATGAAGAAAGCGAGCTTTCACTCTTCTCTGATAGCGACTTTTCTTAGAGCGAGTATATTACACACCATAAAACCATTTCGTTGGCTTCAACGAAATGGTTTTACAATAAAGTACGACACAACATGCTACCCATACGACGTACCTGCCACTTCCTTCTCGACAAGCAGAAAGGCTGGAAGGCTCTGCAAGTCCGCTACCGCATCCGCTACGGAGGTGGCAGTGGCTATATCACCAGTGTATATGTAGGCTACCGCGTCGAGCCAGACAAGTGGAGTTCCGAGTCGGAGCGGTGCATGAAGAACACGACGCACGGAGATAGACGCACGCCAGCCGCTATGATAAACCGCGCACTGCAGTACACGGAGGAAGCTATTGAGAGTGCATTTAACTACTTCGAGAGGGAAGAGCGTCTGCCAACTCCCGATGAGCTAAAGGCAAAGTATAACGAGTACCTCGGTGAAGCGATGGGAACGGCCAGAGAAGCCCCCGCAAAGGCGAGTCCAGAGGACAAGCGTAAGTTAGTATCACTCATCGACCTATTCGTAGAAGCTGAGAGCGGGAGGCGAAGCTGGAGCGAACGCCACCTGGCGAATATACGCACCGCACGTATGCACATAGCAGACTACTCGCAGGCGGCTACACTGGAGGATATTGACGAGAAGTGGGTAGCAGACTTCATCACGCACCTAACAGCAAAGCGAGGTCTTCTCAATGGCTCAGTAGACAAGACCCTCCGCATATTAAAGAGCGCACTCTATTGGGCACAAGGGCAGGGGCTGTACGAAAAGGCTTACCGACGCTTCTTTGACGTACGCCTCAAGGGTATCGACAGCAACCGAGCCGAGGTATATCTCACGTGGGAGGAATTGAGCCGACTTATGGAAGTAGATCTACGCCTGCACTCGGAGAAGACAGCTCGCGACCTATTCTGCTTCCTTTGCTTCACAGGTCTTCGGTACTCAGACTTGAAGAAGCTGACCCACGACAACATCACAGAGAGGAGCATACGATACTACGCTCAGAAGACGGACCAGCTTATTGAGGTAGACATCAACGACCACGCCCGCGCTATCCTCAATAAGTATAAGGGCGAGGAGAGACCTCTTCCAGCAATGGCGGAGCAACGCCTAAATAGAGCGATCAAAAGCGTGTGTAAGCAGTCGGGCATAGATGCGCCCGTCACCCGACTACGATACTCTGGGCGCCAGCGCATCGAGGAGGCGCTTCCGAAGTACGAGGTAGTGACCTCGCACATAGGACGACATACCTTTGTTGTGCAGGCTCTCACACTCGGCATCCCTTCCGAGGTCATCCGCAAATATACGGGTCACAAGACCGAGGCCACGATGCGCCCATACATCGCAATAGCTGACACCCTAAAGGCGCAGGAGATGGAAAAGTTCAACCGTCCGCTGCTATCCTCACAACGGACGCTTAGCGGACGGAAATAGGTATCATCTAATGAACTTTAATTGCTCTTAAATGTATGGGTGAGGCAGGTAGATCACGTATGCAATAACGTCTTGCGCACCTACGCATACATTTAGCGGAAAATTAGCGTATCCTGCTCGGGGGTACACCCACTATCGCCACGCCCCACCATCCCACTGCGGATGGTGGGGCGTGGTGCTTATATACCTACCACACAATCGTGGGAGGAGGCAATTCACTCCACTATTCCTTCGCAAAGCGACCAGTACTGGTTCATTTTATCTCCTCTACAACCCCGCACTAATCGTATAATAATAAGGATGTTTGCTTCACCCTAAAAAACGCCCCTTCTCTCCGAAGACCATACACACTACTGGTGCGTGCAGTCAAGGTAATATTCCCCATCACCTCAGGGAGTAATCCGAAGCTAAAACCTTAATCCACTCCTCTTTACCGTAGATTCTCCTTGGTTAGATTATCACTACCTTTGTTTGTCAATCATAATTAATACACTTAGGCGTTTTAATTAAATTATAATCCACAATAACGAATACAAGAATTAAGCCCTCTCTCATGTAGAGCCCCAACACAATACTGCCGTGTTCTATAACAGAGAGCACTAAAGATAAAACAGACTTATCCATGAAAATCGATCTTACCCTTACTTGGTCAGAATGGGCATGCTGGACATTCGCTGGAATATTTATTCTTAGGCTGCTACTCATATTCACACGTACAGAGATCGCCATTTGGGAGGAGAAAAAGGGGAGGAATACCCCCCTATCGTCTGCCATAGAAGGAGGAGGAGTACTGATTGGGCTAGTCCGCTTCATCCTACCACTTATAGTTGTCTGGGATAATTGGAGGGTAGCCTTAGTAATGATCGTTTTAGATGCCGCAGCAAGTTTGTCTGCTCGACTGCTGCTAAAACTATGGATACTCCTGCGTACGAACCCTAAGATCAATGGATATCTAGGAGGCTTGGGGGGCATTGCGTTCTCAATAGCTGGGATATTCGGGATAGTGACATTTTCCACCTTCACCAAGAGTTGTAGTGGATTCTCCAGCAAGGACAGGATACAGGAGATTAAAGAGGCACGAGCCAAGCATCCCATCCCGAGAGAGTTTTACGGATGCAAGATTGGGGAGACAACGATAGATGAATTCCTTAATACAATGGAAGAGTGTGGGCTTCGTGTCGACTATGACTCAGAGGACAATACTTCGACAGAGCATACCATCATACGATATATCACAGATGGTAAGGTCTGGAGATCAAAGACTATGCTCTTTTCCTTTGTAGACAACTATCTTGCATCAATATTATTTACAACCAATATTCGCAGCGACTACGAATACACGCGAGATTCACTACAAAGAGTCTACAAGGATTTCAACACAAATACTGACAAGCAGAGCTCAAGCTTATACACCGACCTTGTTACAGGGATCATATTCGAGCCTGAAAAGGTTGAGAATACGATTGCTCTCGCAGACATAGGAGTATCGAAGCGTATAGGTAGTGAAGTGAGAAAGGGGCAAGTCAACGAAAAGAGTTCTATAAACCCAAAATATGATCCGCTTAGAGAAGCCTATCGAAAGGTCAAAGATTGCGGATATGACGTTCCCTCTTATCATCAATTCCTAACTGACATGAAGGATGAAACAAATCGAAACAATCTGTATAACACCCTAGAGAAAGAAGGGATAGACATTGGACTTAGCCGAGATGAATTTCTCTCTTACAAGATTGAGATCCGATAATCACAACAGTCTCCCATAAGCAGTAAATCACAAGAAGAGCGAAGCGGAATGATCTCTAACAACAGCATGAAGATGCATCTGATACTCACCCTTATCTCAGCACTTGCCATAGGTCTTACCACCCTATCTATACCTGAGGCCTACGCACAGACACCGCTAACAAGCAAGCAGCACACACGCGCCATCCAACGTTCTTTCTTTGGATGCAAAATCGGAGAAACAAACCAAACACAGTTTCTGCAATCCATGAAGGCGTATAGCGATATTCAGGTAAAGAAGCAGGACAATTTGACCCTACCACTCAAAGCTCGCTACTATGTATATGGACTTCCCTTTGCAGGAGTACCAACTCGAAGCATCATTTTCACCTTCTACGAAGACGTACTCGTGTCAGTCGTTATGCGCTACTACGAGACTAGCGATAGCGAGTTATTCTTCCACCTATCATTGCTCCCAGAGTACAAAAGACGATATAAAGGGCTTGCCGTAGACCTATCCACCGCTCTATCACAAGAAGAGCAAGCATTAACACATGCACTCTACTACGATGGAACAACAGCCCTACTCATTGGGACAGAGTACTACATTAGATACTTCAACCTCAAGCTCTTCAATAAGATGAGAGCATATTCAACATCTGAACTATAA